TCATGGCGAGGTATAACCTGCATGACTACATTGATGATCAGCGCCATTGGCTTGCGGTATGGCAGAACCATTTGGAGAAACTGGTTGGTCATCCTCTGGTTTGATGCCCACTTTTTCTTCCCACTCCAGGAGGTCTGAAAGTCTCCAGCGCTTCGGGCTTCCATTTATCTTCGGCTTCGGAAATGGTTGTGAAAAATATGCCGGCATTCTGGAAGGGGTGCTCCAAAAGTACAGCGTGCTCCGCGAAATTTTGTATCTTGATAAAACTTCACTGGTGATCAAGATATCAACATTCGTATAAGTTGTTTCATTCATATTGCACCTCTCAGTTGCATTGTCCCGGCAGATTGCGCAGCCTGCGGGCACCATTCATGGCTGTCGCAACGTAGCTAGCCCGGCGGTTAACGACTTCCACTGTTACCTTTATTCCATCAACCACTACGGTGTATGTGGTCTTGGTTTTCTGTCTGGCGAATTCACCGTAAGTTTCGACGTGCTTCGCGAGAGCGGCATCACATGCCTGGCGAGCCAAAGGGGATTGCTTACTGCGATTAATCAGTCGCATTTCTTCTCTTGAGGGAGGGATTCCCCTCCCAATCTCGTTAGTTCACGTATTCCGGTTTCATATCCGCCAGGGTGATGCTGAACTGCTCATGCAGTTCATCGCCCAGGTGACGCTTTGAAGATGCCAGCACGCGTTCAGCTTCGCCAAAGCGTTCTGCCGCGTCGGGTTCATCCGGAGATGGCAGGGAGTTGATCGCCGCTTCCACCTTATTGCGAGCATCAACCAGGTAGTAGCGCTTCACTGCTTTGTTCTTAAGCTCGGTAAACAGGGCGGAACCTAGCGTTGCTTTGACGGTTTCAATATCTGCGCGCAGAGCTTTAGCACTATCCACATCCTGAGCCGCCTCGATGCGATCACGGAAATCATCAGCAAGTGCATCGATGTTTTGAGCTGATTCCTGAGCCGTTTGAGTCGTAGTGACGTTGTCACCTGAAATGTCTGCAAGGCTTACGTGCTGCGCCGGTGCGGGGTTTACCTCTCGTTCTTCACGGCGATCATCGAGCTCATCCGGGGTGTAAACGCCCAGAATCACATCCGGGCAGAACAGTCTCGCCCAGCGTTTGACGGCCAGGTATGCCAGTTGCTGGCGAGGGTCGTCAGCCCAGAGGGTAGAATTTCGGGTTCGGGCCTGAGCCAACAGCAAATCGAGTTCCCTTGGCTGATCTTCACCTTTAAGCGTTGCGCGAATAATGATGCCGATCCCAGCCTCGTCAGCCAGGGTCCAGCCCGGGACGCGGTACTCGCCTTTGTCGCCTTTACGGATGTGGAATTTTCCAACGACCTTTTCCCATGGCCCGTACCATTCATATTCAAAGCGGCTGGCCAGCACGCCGCTTCGTGAAATGACGGCATTAACCAGCTGAGCTTCATACCCGAGCACACCGTTAATCAGGTGCGTCTTCTGCGCCACGGCAAAGGGATTCATCTGCCACTGTGCCGCTTGCATCGCCACAGCCATGCAGTCGGCCTGATTGCCCTGCAGGTGCTTAGGAACAGTAGCGGTGCCTTGGGCCATGATCTGCGCGAACGTGCTGATGGCGTTCAGATACTGGGAATCGAACAAAGCCACGTTGGAGTTAATAACGGTGTTCTGGTCAGCAACGGTAACGTTTGTGTTATGCATAAATCCCCCTTAAGCCTGAGCGCGCAGCGCTTCGAGGCGGCGCAGGTCGAAGTCGTTCAATTCATCGGTGTAATCGGTAGTGATCGGTGCTGGCCATTCGCCCGTGTCGAATCCTGTAGCGATGGCGCGCATTGTTTTGCGGTACTCAAGCATGCCCAGTTCCAGCAGTTCGGTGGATGCCTCAATGATGGCGATCCAGTGGTAGTTCTCGTCTTTGTTGACGAAAATCCAGAAGAACTGGTCCAGCGCCGCGGTCTCGCAATACATTGCCGCGCTGAGGTGATAGTCACGGTCTATGATTTCCCTGTGCAGCCTGGCGCGAAGGCTTTCTTGCTTCACATTCCACATGCTGATGGTTTTCAGATCGGCACCGATGCGCACGCCGTCCAGCTCAATCTCGAGGTCAGGGCGTACACGAACTTCTAGGCCCGTTTCCTCGTCAAAGCCGAAGTAGCTCACTTCAACGGCACGGCTTGGATGTGTCAGCAGCATGCCAGCGGTCGGGTGCGCCAGGAGCGTAGACTGAATTGCCCGTGCCGTTGCCAGCTGCTGGCGGGTAACCAGAATTTTTTCGCCAGGGTTGTCGCGCCAGGCATCCAGCAGTTCGTCGGCGAATATGGCATCGGGCTTAACCGACTTAACTGCCTGGATCATGTCTGCTTTGCTGCCAGACACTTTCAGCGGTGTCGGTTTCTGCGCTTCCTGTGCGACCAAATCAGGATTGATGATTGCTAATTGCTCAAGTAACGCATCACGGCTGCCGCTGGTTTTAACCGGCACGGGCAGGGTGGCGTTGTACTCTTTAATACATGCCTTCATTGCCGTTGCTGTCTGCTTCTGGCCTTCTTCAATACGCTGGTACTCAGCAGGGAGAGCCATATAGCTTTGAGCCGTTTCTTCCAGGCTGGCGCCAAGCGGCACCGGAGCGGGAAGGGACGCGTTATGTTCTTCAAGCAACGCTTTAATCTCGTCTGCGCTCAGCAGCGTTGGCAGGCTGGCGTTGTACGCGTCAATGAACTCGCGCAGGGTTGCGGTGGTAGTGAAAGCACCCTCTGGGATCTCAGGTTCTACACTAAACTCTGCTTCGAGGTTTTCCGGCTGCAGTGCAAGGGCGTGCACCAGATTTCCCATATCCAGCACTTTCGATGCTGTGCGCGGGATGGTTTTAGCCACATGGCGTGCGTTGAAGTACATCAGGCTGACACGGGCATCTTTCACCTGGGTTGAGCTAATACCGTTTGCTGCGTGATAAACGTCATTCGGTAGGCCTTCGTATCGGCCAGGCTCGAAGTAAGCCGGGTATTCGATTACTGGCTCTGACTGCTGCTCTTCTGGCGCTATGGAATCTGTCTGCGAATTAGCTGCATCAGTGCTTTCGCCCGGTGGTACCGAACCAACATCTTCGTCTTTCTCTGGCTTAGCCGCTTCCATCTGCACATCGCTGGTGGTCTCCGCTGTGTTTTCCGTTTTTTCGACTTCATTTGAGGGGATATCGATGACCGGGGCGGTATTTCCAACCATCAGACCATCGATGGAGAACACGCCGCTGCCAAGGTTTGCGACCTTTGGCTGGCTTGGAGTACTTGGTTCTTCCACTGTGGAATGACGAACCGCGCGGGAGTCTTCGCTCCATTCTGGATAGCCTTTAGAGCGCTCACCGCTTTCATAGATGCCGTTCGCGGTGAACCACTCACGCACCTGGCTACGCAGTTCGGTTGTGCTTTCTTCTCCAGACCATGAAATAGCGCGGGTAACTCCAAAAATACTGTTGGCGTCGTAGTCGAGGATGTCGGTAGTTTTACCAAGAACCTTGAGAGCCTTGGTGTGCGACTCATCTTTTTTGTCAGCGAGTTCTTTGGCGGCCAGGAGTTGCGTACGGTTGATTTGTCCCGGTACTGCATCTGGGTACAGCAGAGCAATCGCGATCTCAATGCTCAGGTTCGCCATGTTCTGGGCAACAGCTCGTTTATAGGATTCTGTAGTTTCTGGCTTTGCTGGTTCTAAAGGTGCAGGAGAGCCTACTTCAGAAATGCGATTACCATCCGTCCATTCGCGCACCAGGGTGCCGCGGTCAATGTAATCAGTCGCAGCCCAGACTCTGGTGAATTGGAGAACCAAAGCGAGTTCGTGACGCTTCTCCTGGCTGAACACTTTGCGAATGGCGTCGGTATACCGCCAAAGGTCTTTGGTATCGTAACCCTTAACCTCTTCGCAGTTTTCTGCCGCCAGCAGAAGGTTCTGGACATAGCTGTTGTCAGTGTCCATCTCCAGCGCGCTGATACCTTCGTATTCTTCGCGGGTTAAGTGGTGACGCAGTTCGTCCGCGGTGAACTGGGCGAGTAGCTGCTTGCGGAAGGGCATCCTAACGACCGGATAACGAGTGGTTTCGTCATCATTCTCGTCAATCTGGATACCGTTATCAGGTTCTGGAGCCTGATCGGTTGTAATGCCGGTCTCGCTGGTGATTTCTGATTTGAGAAGATTAAGCTTTCCGCTTCTCCACTCTTCAACTAACTGATTGCGGTTGCCGGCATCTGCTCTCGCCCAGTCAGCCATGAATGCAGCGATAACTTCAGCTTCGTGCGTTTTATCTGGCGCGAAAACCTGCTTTATCGCCTGAACCAGTTTCCACTCAGCATTCAGGCTGAGTTCGGCAACTTCAGGGATGTCGTTCTTCGCCAGCAGCAGGTTCTGGAGATAAGTGTTGCCTTCATCCAGTGACATTTCACTGGCAGCCAGCTGCTGCTCTTTAGTGATGTGTGACTGGTATTTGTCGCTGGTCAGGTGTACGGCGAAACGGACCGCTGGAGTGCGGTTTTCAAGTGGGACACTATCGACGGTAGTTTCGACTTTAACGGCCGTCTCCGGTGCGGCAGTGCTGTCCACGTCACCAGTCGACTCAGCACCAGCCTTTGGCAGCCAGGTGCGTCCATCGTCCTGCAGTTCGTAGCGTTTGCACCAGGTGTAATCCATGGTGCTTTCTTCAGGCAGATCGTTGTAAACAGGGAAATCGGTGCGAACCGGTTTTGAGTAATCCTTACCGCGGCCGGTTTCAATACCTGCATCTTCCAGCTCGACATCGAGCTGCAGGTTGGCACGGGCTTCTGATTTAGCAGTGAACCAAATCACTGCGTCTTCTTTGCCAGATTTCTGCGTAGCCTTAACTACATAGAAAAATTCCATGTGAGATCCTCTTTTTTGGATGTAAGATCCCCGGGCCAGAGATAGCGCCCATTGGGTGAACTTTGGTTTTTTAAGTAGTTTTCCGGTGTAACTTTGGTCGGGAGCACCGGACGTACGGGCCGCCTTGCGCGGCTTTTACGTTATGCCTCGTGGGCCATCTGGTCGTACGAAGCACAACGTTCAGAGCAGTATTCTTTTTCTTTGCGCGCCAGCTGTGCGCCGTTGCAATAGAGAAGGGTACTTTTGACTACTTTCGCCGGTTCAACCGGCTTGCCGCAGTACCCGCATTTCGTTGAGTTACACATCTGGATTCCCCTTTTGCGCCAGCAGGTAGCACAGGCGGCGAAGAATCACCTCGAAGAAGTTCAGCTTTACGGCCTGCTGCCGTCCTGGTTTGCGTGCGAAATCAATCATTCTCACCCTCGTTTGCCTTATCGCCGGCCAGCGGAACGTTTACACCTGATGCGCGTTAATCTCTCCACCTCATCCGACTCTTCATATGCCGTCGGCGGCTACTTCGTGGGCGTCCTGCCTTGGTGGTTCGTAGTGCGTCTTGGTTATTCTAGTAAACCACCACTTTACCCATAGGTCAAGTGTTTGAATACACAAAAGTACAGTAATACTTTACCTGAAGTATGTGGAGTATGAAAATGAGCTATTGAGGGCAAAAAAAATCCCGACGCTAAGGTCGGGATCTGTGAGTTCAGGGCAGGGGCTTGGTGGTTGGGCTGTTGGAAGAAGGCAAAGAAAACCCAGCGCGGTGGCTGGGTAATTGGTTACGGCTTTTTGAGATAAAGGTTGAGCAAGAACATTATTATTGGCATTGCTATAGAAAGTAAAAGTAAGCCTAACATCCAAACCTTGATATCGCCGGCTTTAGAATCAACGAAATCTTTGCTTGCTTTAGTTGAAAGCTTTTCGTCTATATCTTTTAGTTTTTGTAATACTGTAGATATATCAGTTTTAATAGAGGCTGAGCTCTTAGTAAGCTCACGAATATCCATTCGTGCTTCAGAAAGATTCACTTTGATGTTTTCGACATCTGCTTCGAGTTTTGCAACTCTAGCCTCAAGCATGTTTCCACCTCCGCCATTACCGCCATCATGCTCGAATGATGCATTATTTTCGTTATAGCGTCCAGCAGGCAACCGCATGGTCTCTTTTCCAGGTCTCAGTATTGTAACTTTTTCCGGCATGTACTTTTACTCAGCCTTCTTTGTTACCTTAAAAAAGGCATCATTTTGGTGAATGGGTGTTTTACTATCTTGAGGGTAAAAAAGCTCAGCACTAATCTGATAAATTCCTTCCATGTCAAATGGTACTGATGGAAGATCAATATTCAATCCAACTGCTACTTTATCGGGTTCAGAAGATGGATCTTCTGACATAAATATTTTGTCTCTATCCCAGCTATCGTCGATTACAGAAGTTCCATCTCGAAGTATGTCAAATCTTAATCTGTAGTTTTCTTTGTTTTTCAGGCAGATAAAGTAAAAAGCAATTTGCAGTACCGCTTTGACAGGTAAAACGTCGCATTCAAAAGTTAGTACAGGGGAAAAATTGTGCTGATTTATCCCAACAGTCGTATATGGGAAAAGAAAAGATATTTTTGCATCCATAGTATTACTTCCTTACTTCTCATGGAAGAGATCGGAATTAAGGGATTGATTAATTTACTCCGTTATCGCCCTTGATCCTTCGGCTCATGTACTTCGCATACAGTTCATCTAGCTCCTTCAGGCGAATTGAGAAGACGCGGAGCATGTTCTTCTGCTCTTCCTCGGGCAGCTGGCGATAGAGCTCAAGCAGGCGCTGTTCGTCTGCCTTAAGTCCGTCTTTCTCGCCAACTTCCTCACCAAGGAGCCAAGGGACCGACACCCCAGCTGCATCAGCTAAAGCAAGTGCCGATTCTTTACTCATCTTGCCGGTTCGAAACCATCCGGTCACCGCTTGTTTGCTGACATTAGCTACTCTGGCCATCTCTGTTTTTGAGAAGCCTTTGTTATTCAATTCAGTCAGCCTAGAAATTAGGCTCTGGTTAGGTTCTTTTCTATTCATATATGGATTGTAAACAATAGCTTTACCACTTGATAGGCAGGCGTTTATTGACTGATTGGTAAATTGATGCTTTACTCTTTTGCACTTAAGGAGGTCCTATGACTGGAATTGAACTTGCAATTTTTCGATCTGGCTCGGCCAGTGCGCTTGGTACTCTGATCGGCGTTTCAAAAATGGCTGTTTCGCTTTGGCGCCGCAAGGGGATCCCGGCTGAGCGAGTGCTGCCAATTTATGGGGTTACCGGCGTGACTCCACACGAGTTGCGCCCTGATCTTTACCCGAATCCCACAGACGGTTTACCTAACCAGGAGCCTTAACAATGCAAACTGTTTCATTTCAACAGAGTAGCAGAGCTTCCTCTAATTCACTGATATTCCAGTGTCATCAAAGCGAATCGGCAGTGAAGGATATTGATCATCGCGATATCTGCTCAGCGGTACGAGCTTGGGCCGCGGTAGAAGGGCGCGTAACTGTTGCGCTTCAGATCCAGGAAGCAGCGGAAGAACTTCAAGTTGTTGGCGTGGATTTTTCAGGCCAGGCCGATGTCTGGAACGTGAAGCTGTTTCGCTGGCTGGACAACAAAGAAGACTCCGCTGCGTACCGTAGGAACATCGAACAGCTGGTGCCCGCCATCATGTATGTATTACCGATTCGATACCGCGACCGTGTCGTTAAAAACGACACGTTTGCCTACCGGATGGCCAGGTTGGAAAAAGAGGTGAGTGAGGCGAAGCAAGCTCTGATGCTCGATGCACCAAAGAAGGAAAAGCTGAAGGAGTTAGGCGAGGGGATTTTCGAAATGTTCAGAGTCGATCCGGATCTTACAGCACCGCTGCTGGCGATGGTGACAACCATGCTGGGGGCAATGTGAATACTCTAGAAAAGGCGAAAGCCGGTCTGCGCGAACAGAACCGACTTTCAGGTGCAAAAACGGAGTGTAATTGCGGAGCTAAGTATGTCAAACACAGCTGAAATTATCAATTTCCCCAACAGAACCGAACAACCGGGAGGTCGTATGGCCGACCTGTCGAATGGGTATACCAAGGTCGCTAACGAGATCCAACAGCTCAAGCCTCGTCTGAGAATGTCAGGCCGGGAGTGGCAATGTTTTGAGGCGGTGATCTGGCTTACCTACGGCTGGAACAAGAAACAGGACCGCGTTACGAACACGGTGATCGCCGAGCTTACAGGGCTGAGTGATTCGCATGTTTCTGATGCGCTCAAATCACTCGCTGAACGTAAAATTATATTCAATCAAAAGCAGGGCGTGATGAAAACTGTCGGTATAAATACTGACCTTTCTGCCTGGATTTTAGACAAACCGAAAACGGGAAAAACCTTCCCGAAATCGGGAAAAGTGTTACCGAAAACGGGAAAAGTCTTCCCGGAAACGGTAGACACCCAAGACTATAACAAGAACAATATTAAAATATCCTCGTCTCGGAATTCTGACGAATCCCGAAACCAGAAAACTCAAAAGTTTCTCTCACGCCATCCAGAAGCTGCCGCCGGAATATACACCCCTGCAGGTAAATCATGGGGATCCGCTGATGACCTCAAGGCCGCTCGCTGGATTTACGACAGGCTTCTTACGGTCAACGCCTCGCTATCCGAACCCAACTGGGCTGAATGGGCAAACACCATCAGGCTGATGCGTGTCCAGGACAATCGCACGCACTACGAAATCTGCGACCTGTTCCAGTGGGCCAACCGGGACGAGTTCTGGAGAGACAACATCCTGAGCCCGTCAAGTCTGCGCAAACAGTGGGATCAGCTCACTACCAAACGGCTGCGCGCAACCGGAACGGTAAAACTTACCCGGGGCGGCATTGACCTGCATAACACCGACTGGATTGACGGGGTGCTGGAATGAAAAACCTCGCAGAGAGCATTCGCAATTTTGACAGGGAACAGGCTCGCCGCGTGGCGCACAACATGCCTGAGCAGTACACCGAACGCGAACAAACGCAGCAGGTGGCTCAGATTATCAACGGGCTGTTCGTACAGCTGGCAGCCGCGTTCCCGGCAAGCCTGGTTAATCGCAGCCAGGAAGACGTGAACGAGATCCGCCGGCAATGGGTGCTGGCCTTTAAAGAAAACGGGATTAATACCATTGAGCAAGTTGAAGCTGGTATGCGCATGGTACGCCGACAGGAGCGTCCATTTCTGCCTTCGCCAGGCCAGTTCATCAAGTGGTGCAGGGAAGGGCGCTGCGTACTGGGGATCACCACTGCTGACGTCATGGCTGAATACTGGAAGTGGAGGAAGCTGGTTTTCCGGTACCCGAGCAGCGAGCTATATCCGTGGCCAAAGCCGGTTTATTACCACATTTGCCTTGAACTGCGGCGCCGCGGAACCGATGGCCAGTTGAGCCACAAAGAACTAGAGCGCGAAGCCAGCGACATTCTGGATATGTGGGAAAAGCGGGTGCTGGCTGGGAAGCCGATTCCGCCTGCTCGGCGGGCGCTGGCCGCACCGGTACCAACGAAGGGGCCGACACCGGTGGAGATTTTGAAAGCCAAACATGAGCGCATGAAGGCTGGTGGGAGGGGATAACGTTTATCGATTAATTTAAACAGTTAACCAGGTAGGTGTGAGCACTAGTTGGAGCGCGACATTACTGGACATAGTGGTACTTAAGTGTCATATTTCATCAAAACCAAACAAAATTTTGTCTGATTTAGGGGTTGATATGATTCACTGGTACAAGTTTAAGAACTTTTACTCGTTCAAAGACGACACAAAGGTTGATTTCACATTGAAGAAAAACTCATCAACTTCAAACCTTGATGCTTTCATTGGTGAAACAGGCGTATCCAAAGTTACTGCTGTGATGGGAGCAAATGGTTCAGGGAAGTCAAATTTACTTAAACCGCTGGCATTTTTGAGTTGGTTTACAAATAGTTCTTTTAAGGAATTAGATTCTAAAGATAAGCTACCTTGTCAAGGACATGCAACAAACAAAGACAAACCGACTAAAATAGAAATTATGTTTGATATATCTTTCTATGAAAAAGACGATTTTTGCAGATGCAACTATGTCGCAGAATTCGATCATGAAAAAGTTATTCATGAACGTTTGAAAATGGAATTTGAAGACACATGGATTGAAATGTTTAATCGTCGAATAAATCGCAATGGTACAAAATACAATGTTAAATCAGGCGTTGTAACTACAGATGGTAAAGACGATTATATCTTTGATACAAAAGAGCTTGCAACAGTTCCATCTAACGCTTCGGTAATATCATACTTCACAAGAAAAGATCACTGGGTGTGCAAAGGAATTGCGCATGAACTAAGTGAAATATATACAAACTTAGGATCTGCAGGGAAACAGCATTTCAGTTATGGAAAAGTCCTGAGGACAAGCAAGTTTTATAATGAACATCGCCATTTATTTGAGACGGCTAAGAAATTCATGAAGAAAATGGATTTTGGGCTTGATGATATAATTCTTAAAGAAGAAACGATTCATATACCTGAGAACGATAAAACATCAGTGCATTATATACCGTATGGTGTGCACAGTAGTGAAGGTGAGATTTTTGAAATTCCATTTTACCTTGAGTCTAGTGGAACTCAGGCTTGCTATCATTTCATTGGTGATTTGATTTGTGCTTTTAATACTGGTGGCATAGCCGTAATTGACGAGTTGGATAGTGATCTCCATCCTCTAATGGTAAATGAGATCATTGATATGTTTTCCAATGAGGATATTAATAAAAAAAACGCACAGTTAATATTTAGTTGTCATTCACCTGAGGTTTTGAAGATGCTTAAAAAGCATCATGTATATTTAGTCGAAAAAAATAATGGTGAAAGCTATTGCTGGCGATTAGATGAAATGGTTGGACTTCGCAGTCAGGATAATCTTTACAATAAATATATTACTGGCGCACTTGGCGCAGTTCCTGATATTTCTCTCTGA